CAAAATCCTGAGCAACTTTTTGTTGCTCAGGTACTTATAAATAAAGTTAAATCAAAGTGTTGCGGAATTAAGGTAATAACTATATCCAAGTCACCGAATAATGGCAAGACAAGAGGTATATACAACCGTAGTGAAGCTCAATTCAGAAGAGGCGAAGAACCGTCTGAAGGAGCTCGAAGATAAAGTCGCTCGTCTGAAGAAGGCAAAACAGGATGCCTTCTCGACGGGCGATTCCCGTTTAGGCGCATCCCTCGCCAAGGACCTGAAGGCTGCCGAGCGAGAGATGAAGCAATTCAAGAACTCGACCATGAGCGTCAAGGAGACGCTCGATAACCTGTCCTCTGCAAGCCTCGGACAGCTCGAGAAAGCAGCCCGACATCTGAAGGGGCAGATGAAGGCGGCATCTGATCCGTCAGACTATGCCAAGCTGGAGAACCAGCTGAGCAAAGTCAAGGAGCAGATGTTGCAGCTGAAGGGGGCGACCCGCAAGGCTGATGAAGAAGCGCATCGAATGACTGCGACCTTGTCTAATCTGAAGCATGCTTCTCTCAACGACCTCAACTTCACATCAAGCAAGCTGAAGTCGCAGATGGCTGATTTCGACCCTCAGTCAACCATGTACGCCTCACGAGCAGCACAGCTGAAGCTGGTGGAGGCAGAACTGGAGCGCATACGTCAGAGTGAGCGTAGAGTCGTTACTCTGATGCAGCAGTATGACAAGGAGATAGAGGAGACCAATATCGATATCAAGGAGACAAAGCGGCAGATGCAGCTTGTCAACCGCACCATGTCGAACCTGAAGACATCATCCATCCGTGACCTCGAATTCTCAATCAAGGCAATCAATCAGCAGATGGCTGGTATGGACCGCGGTACCGAGAAGTTCAAGCAGATGCAGCTGCAGGCAAAGCAGCTGAAGGCTGAGCTGCAGGCTGTCAGAGCCGAGGGCGTAGCTCAAGAGTCCTGGATCAAGCGCTCTGCTGACTGGTTCAACCGCATGCAGGGCCTTGCTCTCGGTGCAGTCGCAGCCATCTCCGGCATCACCTTCACAGTCAAGAAGTGTGTGGAGGAGTATGCAAAGATGGACGACGAGATGACCAACGTCCGCAAGTACACTGGGCAGGCAGCCGAGGAAGTAGAGCGCATGAACGAAGACTTCAAGAAGATGGATACCCGCACACCTCGCCAGAAACTCAACCAACTGGCAGAGGATGCCGGCAGACTAGGCATCACATCGACTGCTGCAGTTGAAGATTTTGTTGATGGAGCCGATAAAATCAATGTTGCCCTCGGTGATGACCTCGGAGACAAAGCTGTCTCACAAATCGGCAAACTCGCCCAGATGTTCGGCGAAGACAAGACCAAAGGTCTGCGAGGTGCCATGTTGGCGACAGGTTCTGCAGTCAATGAACTGGCTCAGAATTCCTCTGCCTCTGCCGGCTATCTCGTTGACTTCACCGCACGTGTGGCAGGTGTCGGCAAGCAGGCAGGCTTTACACAAGCTCAGATCATGGGTCTCGCTTCTGTCCTTGACCAGAACATGCAGCAGGATGAAACGGCAGCAACAGCTGTGCAGAACCTCCTGGCCAAGATGTTCCAGGACTCCGCAAAGTTTGCTCAGATTGCAGGTCTCAATGTCAAGGAATTCGCAAAGACGTTAAAGGAGGACGCCAATGGCGCACTCCTCCAATTCCTGGCAGCCATGCGAGCCAAGGGTGGATTCGCAGACCTCGCACCTATGTTCGAGGAGATGAAGATGGATGGTTCCAGAGCGACAGGTGTCCTCACTGTCCTCGCAGACAAGCTCGATGATATCAAGTCTGCCCAGAACCTTGCCAACGAAGCTTATGCTGAAGGCACGTCCGTCCTCAATGAGTTCGAAACTCAAAACGAGAGTGTACAGGCTCAACTTGACAAGACGAGCAAGAAGTTCCTCGACCTCTCAATAGAGCTGGGCCAGAAACTCTATCCTGCAGCACGATATTGCATATCTGCAGCCAGTCTCGGAGTTCGGGCACTCTCCACACTCGTTGATTTCGTCAAGGATTATTGGCGCATATTAATTGTGCTGACAGCCGCCATCGTCACCTATACTGCAGTATCTAAGGCAAAGTTGATAGCAGAGAAGGCGCAAATGGCATGGCTCAACATCATGATTCTGCGCGAAAAGGCGCATCTCGTCCTTGTGGGTCTTAAGACATCTGCTCTCAAGACCATGGCAATCGTTCAGATGGCGTTGACACGTGAAATAAAACTGACCACTGCTGCGCAGATGTTGTGGAACAAAGTGTTGTTGGCCAACCCGATCACTGCCGTGATTGCTGTTGTTGCCGGTCTGACAGCCGCAATCGTCACACTCTCTGAAGAGACGAGCACAGCTGAGCAGGCTCAGCGTGACTACAATGATGCCGTGACAGATGCCAACAAGCAGGCAGCAGAAGAGGAGGCATCCATCATGCGCCTCGTTTCTGCCATCCAGTCAAACACCAGTGCAGAGTCTGACCGCAAGGCAGCCCTTGAGGAACTCAACGGCAAGCTGATGCGTGAGCACCTCGGTAACATCACCGAGGAAGCAGTGCGCACAGGCAACGCTACAAGGCAGATTGAGGCTTACATTGATGTAATGAAAAAGAAGATTATCATCGATGGCCTACAGAAAAAGTTAGCTGAGTCTATAGCAAAGAGTGCTGATCTAGAGGATTGGCTAGAAGAGGGTAGAAATTATAAACCTGGATTTTTACAGGGAGTATTAGATTCCTTCAATCCTTTCCCTTCGAAAAAGGTTGCGGCAAGCAATCCACATTTTCAAAAGGATTTGGAGAGAGAGATTGACAAGGAAAAACAGTATCAGAAGCGTCTCCTTGATAAAATCAACGAGTTAGAGTCACAGCATTTCGAAGTGAGCGATCCGGAACCATGGCGAAACAATGGCTACAATGGCAAGGGCAATGATGGTACCATCATTAAGAAGCATAGTACAGCCGGCACTCATCAGGTTTCAGAAAAAGAGCGCAAGGCTCGTGTCAAGGCAGAGAAGGCAGCTGCAGCAGAAGCACGCAAGCGTGAGGCAGAAGCCAAGCGCAAGCAGAAACAGGCAGCAGATAGCATCAAGGCTGAGACCAACGAGTTGATGGCTGACAACGCCAAAGCCTATGCAGAAGGCAAGAAAACCTATCAGCAGTTCATCGACGACCGACAGAGCATCCAAATTAAGGGTTTTGCCAAGCTGAAGCAGCTATATGGTGAGAAGAGCAACGAGTACAAGCAGTTGCTTGACAACCAGGTTAATGTTGTCAAGCAGCATGATGCTGCCATTCAGAAGATGAATGAGCAGACCATTGAGCGTGAACGCCTCCTGAAGGAGGCTAGCATCAAAGCGCAATATTATGATGTCAATTCGAAAATCTATCAGAATGATACCGCTCTCAATGAAGCCCTATATAAGAATGATGTCGAAGCCATGAAAAAACGTCTTGCACTTTACAAAGACAGAGAGGGCAGCGAGGAGTGGCTGGATCTGAAGGCTGAGATGGAGCAGGCTGCGCTCGATCACCAGTTGCAGATGCAGGAGGCATACCAAAACCAGCTGCGAGAACTTCGCCAGCAGTTCGGCAAGCAGGACATCGAAGCTGAGAAGCAGATGTATCTCAATGGCCTAGAGAACATCTACAAGCAGGGTCTCATCAAGGAGGAGGAATATCTGCAGATAAAGCTAGATCTCATCGAGCAGTATGCAGACCGCAAGGCGCAGCTCGAAGCTGAAGACCATGGAGCAGGCTCTACCCAGCTGAAGGTGGATAGAGTCTCTAACCGTATGGTTAACCAGGCTAAAGCTGAAGCAGAAGATGCGCAGAACCCTGCCAATGCCAGCTTCGGAGGCTACTTCTCATCTCAGATTGCCAACTACCAGAACACCATGGAGAAGCTGAAGGAGCTATATGGTGACGATGAGCAGAATCACGCAGCCTATATGCAGGCGAAGGCAATGGTGACTGCTGACTTCCTCAATGATATGGTTGAGCAGACATCTGCAGCCTACAACGGCATCAACAACATACTCTCTGCAGCATCAGCATATGCACAGGCATGCTCAGACCTAGAGCAGGCGAAAATCTCCAAGAACTACGAGAAGCAGATTGCTGCAGCTGGCAATAACTCGAAGAAGAAGAAAAAGCTCGAAGAGAAGCGTGACAAGGAACTGGCTGCTGCTAAGTCGAAAGCTAACAAGAAGGCGATGAAGATTGAGATTGCTCAGGCAATCGCATCTACAGCCATGGCTGCCATCAATGCATACTCTTCTGCAGCTGCCATTCCTGGCACCGGCTGGATAATGGCGCCTATTGCTGCAGGTCTGGCAACCGCAGCAGGTATGATGCAGATTGCTACGATCAAGAAGCAGCATCAGGCAGAAGCAGCAGGTTACTACGAGGGTGGTTACACCGGAGGCAACCGCTATCGAAAGGAGGCTGGAGTTGTCCATGAAGGCGAGTTCGTGGCCAACCATCGAGCGGTCAACAACTCTTCCATCAGACCAGCATTCGATCTCATCGATAGAGCACAGCGAGCCAACACCGTAGGCTCTCTGACTGCTGATGATATCAGCAGAGCACTGGGAGCAGGAGCCAGCGCTGCTGTCGTTGCTCCTATTGTCAATGTCAGCAATGACAATGCCGAGGTACGCCAGTCTCTCGATGGAGTCAATTCTGCTGTCAGCAGACTCAACGAGAATATTGAGAGAGGTATCAAGGCAGATGTGTCTATCGCAGGCAGAGACGGCATCGACCGCAAACTCAAGGAATATCATCGTATGTTAAGCAATAAGTAGTTATGATTACATGCATTATCAATGGCCGTAGAGCCTATCCGATATCCACATCATCCATCAAGGTGACATACGCTAATCAGTATGTCACCGATGATGGTGAATACACCTACGATATCACCTTCCCGATGAATATCCTGGCCAATCGGGAAATCTTTTCCAATGTATCCCGATTGGAAGTCAAGAAAAACATCGCCAAATTCGATGACTGCAAGCTATATGTTGATAGCAAAATCATCATGAGCGGTGTTGGTACCATCCTCTCGGTGAACCAGCAGGAGGTCAAGCTGCAGATTGTCGGAGGCAAATCCCGCATCAAGTTCAATGACAAGATGACCAAGCACTACATCGATGAGATTGACCTGGGCATAGCTGATGCTCCAGGTTCAACAGTGAATAAATCGGTCGAAAACAAATTCAACGACTTATTCAAGGTTACAGACATCTTCATCCTGAGCACAGACAAAACCAAATTCCTAGGTGTAGAGGGTAAATGGTGCTTTATGCCGGTAGAGGATGAGACATATAAAATGATTGCCAACTATGTAGGGGTTGACCGTACCGGAAGACATTGTGGCCAAAAAACGGCATTCATCCAGAATACCGCTGTACAACCAAATCTGATGTACATCTTCAAGAAGGTTGTCGAACACGAAGGTTATCGGCTGATAAGGAATGACATAGATATCAAACCGTGGAACCAGCTATATATAGCGTCAGCGTTCAAGTCTCGCGAGCTTCGCAGAGCACTTCCGCACTGGTCATCCTACACATTCATCGAGGAGTTCCGGAAGCTTTTCAATGCTTCCATCTACTTCGACGAGGTGGGCAAGACATGTTCTGTTGTCAGTTCCTCAGAACTGAGTTCAGCCGATTCCGTAGTGATAGAACCGCTAGAAGAGTATGCGACAGACTATGATGAGGACGGTTCCTTCAGTACTTCATCGACCGCAAATCTCGAATATAAATTCGACGATTCTGCCAACAGAGGAGATTATGAAGTCATACCGAAGAAGGTCTTTGAGAACTTCGAGCAGGTAGAATCTAGAGAATTGCTAGGCTATTCCAAGCAGTTCGCTACAACAACCATGGGGTGGTCTGAGAAGAAGAAAAGGCAGACTATCATCCATAATTTCGGAGATTACTATATATATATAGGTGAAGAGGGTAGCCGCAAGTGGCAGCTTGCAGGCATCTGGTCTCCACTTATCCGAGACGAGGATTCTGATGATTATGTTGACTTGAAGATTTCTCCTGCTGCACAGATAGCAGAAGATATCAACTTCAGAAGCAGCGTGGTCTTAGAAGACAATTGGATTGAAAAGCGCTGCCTGCTGTCTATCACTAATACCAGGGAGTCGGATGCAAAAGAGTGCGATTCTGACGAGGAGGGTCTGAGCTACGTTTCTGTACAGGATGCCATCGATGATGAGTCGGCAATGGACGAGAGCGAGGACGAGGAGGAAGTGATGAGCATCTTCTTCATCTTACCAGGTAGAGTGCAGCAGCATGACAAGCCATACGGCAAGATTACTTGGGTTGGGGAGAAATCCAGATGGCCTCAATTCCTGACTGATTATAGAGTCAATGCTGACTATAGGTACAATGGCATAGCCTTCATCGATAGAGATCTCTATACGCTATCGATGAATACCGATACGGCAGGTACCACATCACTGAGTCAGTTTCAAGGCAAAGTTATCAAAATTGATAATCGAAACTGCATGGAAGTGAAATTCAAGTCTGCTGATATTCCAGATCCATCGAAGATATACATCATCAGAAATAAGCGATTCGTGTGCGAAAAGATTGAGATGGAAGTCAAGGATGATACCATCGAGCCTATCTATACTGGCTACTTCTATATGCTATCATAATATAATAAGGTGAGGTACGTTTCCGTATCTCACCTTATTATATATATATTATAGTATGCCTTTATAATTCTTGATATACTCATTCGCAGCCTTGATATCCTTAGGAGTGTAGATATCCGTGATGAGTATAGAGGAGTGTCGTGCCTGATCTCTGACCGACAAGACATCGGCATTCGCCTTCAGCATGTTGGTGATGCCGGTGTCCTTCAAGCTGTAGAACTTATAGCGGTCTGAGAAACCAAGCGCCTTGCGCAGGTTTCTTCCCCAATAGTCTCTGAAACTCTTCTCGCTCTTGCGAGTCTCACCAGGGCAGAAGTTATCTGAGAACAGATAATAGTGGCTAGGGTATGCGAAGACATTGAGGTCAATCATCAACTTGATGACGTGAGACGGCAGGGTGATGATGGCATCATTTCCGTTCTTCGTATGCGACCCATGGAGCGATAGGGTCTGAGCATCCAGGTGGAAGTCTTCTATCTTCAGGTACGAGAGTTCTCGCGGGCGGACGAAGAGATAGTGGAGTATCTCACAAGCAAGCAGGTAGTGCCTGTTTTTCTCGAATAGGTAATTGCGTATCTGCATCATCACATCATCAGGTATGACCTCACGCTCCTTCAGATGTCGGTTTCTTATCCGGCTGAATCCTTCTGTAGGATTGCGAGAGATATAACCTCGCTCTAGGAGATAAGAAGAAAATGTGCGTAACCAACCAAGATAGTTATTCCTGGTTGTGATAGTGTTGTTACGGTCGATGAAAACGTAGTCCAGGAACTTGGAGACGAACTGTCTGTCGAACTGATAGGAGAAGTGGATGTCTATCTTCTTATCCTCTATCCACAATTCCATAACTCGCAAGCGACTGGAATAGTCTATATAAGACTCATCGCGCAAGCTATGTTCATTACATAGCTTCTCGAGATATCTCTTATATCGTTCCAGAACAGTAGTGAATTGGGTATATTCCAGTGGATAATCTTTCACTATCCATGGGTTCCATCCACTTTCGAGCTTTTGGGTGATGCGCTTCATGAGCTGGTCAGCATACACTCGCTGATTATGCTTGCCCTTGATGTGGTCAAGCATAATCTTCTTTGGGCGCATCTTGCCGATAGCTGGATCGAAACAAGAGAACGAAACATAACACTCGCTTTTCTGGTGGAAGGTAGGAAGCTTCCACGCGATGACTTGGTGAATATCGTCACCTGCCAAACCTTGGAAATAATTTTTTTTAGCCATATCTTTAATTTTTTAAAATATGGCCTAAATCTTATCATTTTTTATACTTTACCGACTTTTCACCGAGTATTTTTGCAGCGAACAGCCTATATTGTCTGATACTCAATAAGTTACCGCAAATTTCGTCGGGATTACTGGACTCGAACCAGCGACCTCATCGTCCCGAACGACGTGCGCTACCAACTGCGCTAAATCCCGTTTTGTGGTACTTATGAGTACAAAGACGGTGCAAAGGTACACCAAAATCTCCATAATACCAAATAAAAAAGCACTTTTTTATCTTTTTTGAAAAGTTTTTCACTTAAAAATTTGGTGGAACCAAATAATTGTTGTACCTTTGCACCCGCAAATGAGAAATCATCTGTAAGAGTATGGTGCCATAGCTCAGTTGGTAGAGCAAAGGACTGAAAATCCTTGTGTCCCCGGTTCGATTCCTGGTGGTACCACTTAAAAAGCCGAACTTCTTCAAAGAGGTTCGGCTTTTTGGCGTTTATAAGGCTTTTGCTCATTATGGGCGCATTGCAGTCTGGATTTCTGCGTCTTTTTTCTTTCTTTTCCCTTTTTCTTCGATATATTTCGGGTATTTGTCCCTTTTGTTGCTAGATTTGTCTGATATTTAGCGTGAGATTGCGGTATTCTAACCTACTTTTGCAATCGAAATCAAACAAAAAACCAAAAGAACAATGAAGAATATTTTAGGAAAAGCCATATTGCTGGCTTCAGCACTCTTGTTTTCTATTACGGGCACGAGTTGCAGCAATGATGATAATGCTACTCCAGAAAAGGAGAAGACATACGATATGAGTGGCTTCGCCAAGGGAGCCGATGTAAGTTGGATTACAGAGATGGAGCAGAACGGAAAGAAGTTCTACAACGCTAATGGTAAGG